CATCTTTTTTATCAGCAACATTTATTGTTCTTTCCTTAAGAATTTCTTCAATAGTATTTTTTATTAAATTTCTAAGATCAGATTTATTCATATTATTAATTTGTAAATTCTCTTAATTTATTTTCTAATTGTTTTAGTCGGGCACCTATTTCGTGTACTTGTTTATTAGTTGATCTTAAAAAAGTACCTGAATTCATATCTAATTCTGTTTTTAGGCGGAAATTATGTGATACAATTTTTTCAATTTCTTTAATCATCTTATTAACTTGTCTAATACCTTTGGCTATCTTTTGGCGAGGTGAAGATTCAGTGTTACGTTTAAAATCACCGTACGAAACTTCGTTTACTTTTTTCTTTTTCTTAAAAGCATAAGGTGTTGCATATGCTGCTGAATTTCCTGCTTTAAATGAAGCACCTGTACCTGTTGTACTCATTTCATCTAAATCACCTTCATCCATTTTCATATTTGCAAGCATACTTGCAAGAACAGCTACTGCTTGAGCTCTATTTTGTTTCCCAATAAGTCTTGAAGCTGCTAATTTATCAAATAAAGCATTTGCTGCCCTTTTAGGGTTCATAGCTTCATCTAAATTAGATTCATCTAATTCGTCTTTATGAAATAATTCTTCACTATCTTCGCTATGAGGATTTTGGGTCATAAGAGGACCATTTGGCATTTTATGTGTTGCACCTGTCCATTCTTTACCATCTTTTGTATAATGTTTTACACCCTCTTTTTCATTTAATTCAGCTAATTTTTGTTTAGCTTGCCAATCGTGTATGTCAAATCTTTTACTCATGATTTTTTTCTTTTATAGCGGGCAAATTTATTTCTTAAATTTTTAGCCATCATTAAAAGCTCTCTAGCTTCTGGGTCTTTTTCTTGTGCTACTAAATCTTGTAATCGTTTAACAGCTTCATCTATTTCTCTATAAGTGCGATCAAAATCTGTTTTGTAGTCAACATCCCAACTTACTTGACCCGTTTGGGGATTTATTCCTGTTTGTTTAGTTGTAAAATCTTGATCTTCAGTTAAGCGATTGAAGGTAGACTCTTTAACATTATATATGTCTTTTAAACTAATCATGAATTGATTTGAGTTCGTTTACTAATTCATAATAATTAAGTAAATTACTAACATTATCATCATGTACAGAAGATTTTTTGCAAAGAGGTTTAATTAAGTTTTGAGCTTCATTAATTTTAATTTTAACAACTTGATCAGTAACTGTTTTTGAGTATTTAGTTAGTTGTTTTTTAACTTCTTTAATTTCTGAATTAATGTAAGTTTTTAATGAAGGACTATTACTGACAGCATTAACATATTCTTGAAGTAAAACTTTTTGGTTTTCACCTAAACCTTTATATTTTTCATTAAATTTTTCAAGTAAAATCTTTTGTGTAAGTAAACGTGTGTTTTTATCTTCGTGGTTGTATGTTTCCATTACCACGTTTTTCTTAACCTTTTCACTTGGTTTAGTAATATGTTCAATTAATTGAACTTTAGAATCTACAATTGATAAAGGAGTGGCATCTTTATTTTCCGTAAGGTTATAAATGGATGCCATTGTTTTATAATTAGTGATTTTAGCTTTAAAGAAATCGTTAAGGTCATATGTTGACTTTAATTCTTTAATTAAGTTATACTTTTCACGTCTTAATTGAGAACGATTTAATTTATTATGTGCTTCTATAAGAGTATTAACTAATATAGTAGCTTTATTTTCGTCCTGGTATGATTTAGTAGAGAGGGCGTTGTATATTTTATACTCTTTAAGTAATTCCGACTTAGAGTTAAAATATTTTTTGAGGATTGACAAGGCCTTATTATTCCCACCTGAAATAGTGTCGGAGGTTATCTGCCTTGTTAATAATTCAAACAGTATCCCAGTATTTTTGTACTTAGAGTGTTTAACTTTCATTATAAATTGCAATTTATCTGAATATAAATATATAATTATTCTGTAGGCTTAATATTTTTTTCAGATAGAAGACCATTTTCATCTCCTTCTTTTAATATTTGTTTTTCTTTTTTAATCTTTTGTAGAGATGATTTTAAACCGTGGTAAACTGACTTACTAGGTGAATAGCTTTCAGCAGCAATGTCTGCTTTAGTTCCTTGTTTACCTAATGGATCTCTGCTGAAGTTTGAAGCTTCAGTACCATAGTTTGAAACACTTTGTTTAGGAGGACCAACTGGGTTTTCATCATATCCTGTTGGTACTTGATTTGGTCCTACTCCTTTGTCTCTTTTGTTTCCATACAATGAAGCTAAATCGTGAGGTGTACCATATGATTCACCTGATTCTGATGGGTCATTTCCTTCATTTTCAATTTGTGAAACTCTAAAGTTTTGCATTGCNTCNTGAACCATTAGATCTTTTTCTTTATTATATTGATCAGGACTTAAACCAAATAAATTTTCATAAACCCAATCACGAGACATTACTTTATTGTCTAACATTGATTGTGCTACATCCATTTTAGCACCATAAAGTTCAGTTTTTTCTTGTTCATAAACAATAGAAGGAGTAGTTAATTCAAGTTTAAAATCAACTAATTGTTCGTCTTCAAATCCTTGTGAATAAAGGTGTACTAATGCAATTTTAGTTAATTCTGATTCTATAATTCTTTGAACACGTTCTACAGTACGAGCAAAACGAACATCCATAGATGCTAATGTAGATTTACCTTCAACACCTTCTTCATATCCTAAATATGGTTTAGGTATTTTAAGGGCGGCCATCATCTTATTTTTGATGTATTCTATATCGGTAGTTCCATCATAATCTAAACCTTTTGTAGTTTCAATTTTAGTAGAATTATCATTACCCCTAACTGGGACATAGAAGTCTTCAGTCATGTTCTGAACATTAAATTTTAGGTTGTAATCGCCTGTTTGTTGATCAATGTATGGGGTTTTTTTCATTTTTTGAACTGTGTCAGCCATAAATTGTTCTACCTGATCTGGTGGAATTGCTCCTACATTTACATAGAATACTCTTTTTTCAGGTGCTCTCATTATACGGTGAATTAACATCGCATCTTCCATTAACATTAATTGTTTAAATACTTTACGAGCAGGTTCAAGATATGAACGTCCATAAGGTAAATAATTTGAATCTGTTAATAAACGAAAATGGGCAACTTCGTAATTTTCTAATGTAAATTGATCTCTTCTAATTGTGTTTGTGGCACCTGAAGCCAAACCATTAGGGTCTAATGTGAATTGAACGTATGCTGGGTTTTCAGGGTCAGTTCCTTCTTCTCTTACTACTTCGTATGTTGATAATGGTAATACATTGTAAATACCAAATTTTTCTGACACCTCTAATTTAAGATAAAAATCACCATACTTACACATGTTTCTAACCCAGGTTGCTAAATTAAATTCAATATTAAGTACATCATAAAATAAATTATTTAATACTCGTCTTACATTTTCATCAGATGAATTAATGTTTAACACATCACCATATTGATTTCTAATTGTAGTTTCATCAGAAATAATGTCTAAGGCAGCTGCAATAATTGGGTCATGATCCATAGCTTCATAATCACTATAAAGCTGAAGACGCATTGATTGATAATTAAGAGTGGGATTATATTGTAATGATGAACCTACAGGTTTATGTAAACGTGTAAATCTATCATATAATGAGTTAGTGGCCAAATTCCCATATTTTTGAATTTGTCCTGAATCCATTATTTTTAATTGTTTTCCACCAACATTACGAATTATAACGTCGTTTGAAAATAATCTCCTTAATCTTGAAAATAAACTAGTGTCTGCCATTATTTTTTATTTAATAATAAATATTATAAAAGCCAAGTAAGATCTTCATCTTCTTTTCCTTCACCCATATCCATTGACCATCCAGCACCTCTTTTATTAGTACCACCTGTATAAATAGCAGGAGCGCTTCGTGACCAATTACCTAATGCTGCTTTTGTAATATCTATTCCTTGTTGTGCAAATTTTAATGCTGTGTCTCTTACATAACATGATGTAGCTAGAGACATTACTAAATCATCATTATACCCTAATTGGGCTTCTGGTCGACCATTTTTCCATATAAATGTACGTAATTCTTCCATTGTACGTTTACATTGTATTATGATTGACTTTTCTCTCATATATGCGTCTAATTTTCCTATTACAAGAGGTCGTGTTTTTAATGACATTGTAAATCCAGGAACCATTTTAGACTTATCCATTACATCATAACCTTTCTGTAAAAATGCTTCTGCTGATGTAGCACCATCTCCTTTAGGTGAATGATATAAATTAGTGTAATTTTTATCTATTATTACTTGTATTGTATTCCAACCTATGTTAGCATTTTCTACTACAAGTAATGCATTGTTGTATTCTGTAGCAATTGAAACTAACATATGGCCAAATTCTTTAGTACCAATTTGGGCTTTAAAACTAGCTATTTGTTTGCATTCTTCAATGTCCATAATATGGAATGCAGAATAGTCCTTACTATCACCACGAGCAACGTCAGCTATAACCATATAATTTCTTGAATAGTCTGGATATTCCCAAACATGGAAATTACCACCCATTCCTCTTTTTTCTACAGGGTCTTTTATAAATGTTTTATCATAATAATTTAATAAATCAACATCCATTACTGTATTACCAGAGGTAGTAAAATCACAATCACATTCTTGTGCTGCCATTCTAACACCTAACTCATCTTCCTGTTTGTCTCTCCATTCTTGATTTCTTTCTGGATGAACAGTCCATGGTAATCTAATAGTAGTAAAACCATTTATACCTTCTTCTGCTTTAGTCCACATACGATGGAAAAAGTTACCAGTACCATTTGGGGTTGATAATACCATAGCTCCACCACCCGTTGATAATGTTTGTTGTGATGATGCCCAAATTTCTTCAATACGATTTTCTTCAATAAAGGCAGCCTCATCGACAATTAGAAAAGAAATTGCTTCTGATCTACCAGCATCGCTTGCTGCTGACACTGCTTTAATTTGAGAACCATTTTTAAGTCGGAGTGCTAATTTGTTTTTTTCAACAAAACCAATTTTAAGCCATGATGGTAATTCATCATACATAAATTTTACCTTTGTTACCAAGTTTTTAGCAGTATCTTGCTTAGTTGCAATTACAAGTACGTTTGTATCTCTAGTAAATAACATCTGGTGTAAAGACTTACCTGCAGCTAATGTTGAAATACCTAACTGTCTAGATTTTAGAATAATATTTCTATCATGTTTATCTAGTAAAGTTAGTGTTTTTTCTTGGAAAGGATACAGATTAAAAGTAATTCTACCTCTAGTAGGATGTTGAATCATACAATATTTCTTCATGAAATATATAGGATCCTTAGCACATTTAATGTACTCTTGTTTAATAATCTGTTTTATNTTTTGTTGNGCCATATTATATGATATACATATATTATAAGGAAACTAGAGTGTCTTTTATTTGTTTTATGCGATCTTCTGTTGGTCCACTTATTTTAACTAAGTTTTTAATTCTAAACTTATTTTTTTCTATTAATAATGAGATATTTTGATCAATTATTTTTCTATAATCTGAATTAATTTCTCTTACACCATTATCTTCTATGTCTACACCTTTAGGACTAACATAAAATATTAAATCATATTCATGAATCATATTAGCAGCAAAATCACAAAACTGTTGTGCCTCTAAATAATTCATTGAATCAGAACATCTAGCAAATGCCATTACATCAAGAATTGTTCTGTCTGTAATAATATTTTCTTGCATTAGTTCACTTGCTCTTTCAGCTAAAAATACAGATTGTCCTTTAACTGTTGAATCTGTATTTAAAGGTATACCCATGTCTCTAAGATATTTAGAACGTTCTGTTCTAAATGTATAATCTTTAAACTCAGATAGATTTTTTAATTCGTTTACTAGTGTTGTTTTACCAACACTCATTGTACCACATAATCCTATTCTCATATTATAATCTTGCTGTTCCTTTTAATGAAGGATTTTTATACCAAGGTAGACCTGCTCGTTCTTTCCTCATTTCTTTCCAATCATCTATTGTACATTCAAATCCATGTAGATAATATTCTTTGATCTTTTTTTCTTTATTAATTAAAGCTGGACCCTCCCAATTATGAAGTTTAGTAACTCCATCTATTGTAATAACATACGCTATTGTACCATCTTCTGGTTTAACTAATTTTCTTGCTTCTGCAAATATATTTTTTGCCATAACTTAATTATTTAATATTGATTCGGCAACATAAGTTCCTTGTGCTCCT